CACCATCTACCGGGACGACGAGCTGCTGTTCCGTGGTCGGGCCCTGTACCCGTTCGATGACTTCTACAACCGCCGGACGATCACCTGCGAGGGCGAGCGGTGCTTCCTGCGCGACGGCGTGCTGAGGCCCTATGTTTACCAGGACGGACCGGCGGCCATCTTCGCGGACCTCATAAACCTGTATAACGCCCAGGTGGACAGCTTCAAGCAGTTTACCGTGGGCACGGTCACCGTGACCGACGCAAACAACTATATCAGACTGGAGAGCGAGTCCGCGGAGTCCTTCTCCGACGTCATCGACAAGCTGGTGGACCGGTGCGGCGGGTATATCGTATTCACCACCGACACCGACGGCCGGCGCGTCATAAACTGGTACGCCGATGTGACCTACAGGAGCCGCCAGGTTATCGAATTTGGCGAGAATCTCCTGGACTTTGCCCGGTCGAGCACCAACGCCGACCTGGCCACGGTCATCATACCCTACGGCGCGAAGGATGAGGAGACCGGCCAGCGCGTGACCATCGAGAGCGTGAATAATGGCCTGGACTTCATCCAGGACTATGACGCGGTGGCGCTTCGCGGTGTCATCGCCAAGGCCGTCTACTGGGACGACATCACGCTGCCGGAGAACCTGCTGGCCAAGGCCCAGCAGTACCTGGCGACCAGTTCGCTGATGATAACCTCCCTGGAGCTGACCGCTGTGGACCTGTCCTACATGGACGCGAACATCGACACCTTCCAGGTGGGCGACACCATCCGCGTGCGGAGTAAGCCCCACAGCGTGGACGAGGACTTCCAGCTCTCTGAGCGTACCATCGACCTGCTGGACCCTGCGAAGTCCACGGTCACCCTGGGCAAGGCGGTGGCCACGCTGACCGGCGCCGATGCTGCCGGTGATAAGAAAAGCACCACCGAGCTGCAGCGCGTCGAGAGGAACGTGGCGACCAACTACACCCTGGACACCGCGGCCGTCGTGGAGGAGGTACGGCAGACGCTGACCAGCCTCATCCAGCAGACCAGCGAGGAGATACGCCTGGAGGTGGCCGAGACCTACCTCACCGGCGACGACGTCACCGCCCTGGTGACCACCCGCATGACCCAGCTGGCCGATGCCTTCGAGTTCACATTCACGGAGCTGCAGACCACCGTCGACGCCAACGACGCCGAGGCGCGGACACAGTTCGAGATAATCCAGAACTATATCCGCTTCGAGGATGGCAACATCATCCTGGGCGAGGCAGGAAACGAGCTGGTGCTGCACGTCGAGAACGACCGCATCGTATTCCTGGACGACGGCGCCGAGGTGGCATACTTCACGAATAAAAAACTATTTGTTCTAGATGGACATTTTTTGCAAAGTTTACGGATAGGCTCCTTCGCCTTCATGCCAAGGGCAAACGGGAACCTCTCCCTCATGAAGGTGGTGGAATAAATGGCGCTGAGCGGTTCCTTTTCCGGCTCTATCGTAAATGGTAACTATAAGCTGCGCGTGGACTGGTCTGCCACCCAGAACGTGAGCAACAATACCAGCAAGATCACCGCGGTGATGTACCTGGTGCAGGCCAGCAGCTGGAGCTTGAGCATCAGCTCCAGGGCTGACAATGAGACCACCATCAACGGCACCGAGTATACCTGGTCCTCCCCCGCTATCAGCAACGGCGGCGGCAAGACCACCAAGCTGGCGACCGTGACCAGCGGAAACATCACCCACAACGCGGACGGCACTAAGAGCGTGACCATCTCCGCGACATTTAACATCAGGGCGACGCTGTCCGGCACGTATAGGGGAACAATCACAGCCAGCCAGACCATCACGCTGAACACGATCCCGAGGGCGACACAGCCCACGCTGTCAAGCACCAGCGTGAACATGGGCAGCGCGGTGACCATCTCCATGCCCCGAGCGAGCAGCGCCTTCACCCACGACCTGGCGTATAGCTTTAACGGCGGGTCATATGTGAGCATAGCCACCGGGCGCGGCACTTCCCACAGCTGGACGGTGCCGGACCTGGCCGACCGGATACCCAACGCCACAAGCGGCGCGATAAAGATACGCTGCATCACGAAGAACGGCAGCACGACCGTCGGCACCAAGACCGTGAATATGACGGCCAAGGTGCCCACCAGCGTGATGCCTACAGTGGACGGCGTGGCAATCTCAGAGGGCACCAGCGGCCTGGCTGCACAGTTTGGCGCCTATGTCCAGGGTAAGAGTAAGCTGGCGGTGACCGTCGCGGCCTCAGGCGCTAAGGGCAGCAGCATCACAGCCTACAGCACCACCCTGGCCGGCAAGACCTACACCGGCCGCACCTTCACCTCTCCGGTGCTGACCACGAAGGGCAGCATCAGCCTGGTGACCAAGGTTAAGGACAGCCGCGGCAGGTGGAGCGCCGCCAAGACGACCACCATCACGCTGCAGGCGTACAGCACGCCCCTGATCCAGGAGCTGCGCGCCTTCCGCGTGGATAGCTCCGGCGCTGCGGATGAGCAGGGCGAGTACCTCCGGCTGGACTACAGGTACAGCGTCACATCGCTGAATAGTAAGAACACCGCGCGGGCGGTCGTTGAGTACAAAAAGACCACCGAGGACACCTGGACGGAGCTGCTGACGAATACGGCGCTCAGCGCCGATACATCCGTTAAACCGGCGACGCCGACCTTCTCCATCGACAACCAGTACGACCTCCGCCTGACGGTGACCGACTGGTTCGGCGGCAGCCGGTCATATATGACGACGCTGCCCTCCGGCGCGGTCATCCTGGACCTGCTGGCCAACGGCAAGGGCATCGCCCTGGGCAAGGTGGCAGAGGCTGAGGGCTTCGACCTGGGCTTCGCTCTGGCGGGCCTGAGCACTCAGACCCAGGCGGGCCAGGTGGAGCTGGGCGGCCTGCTGATACAGTGGGGCGGCGTGAATATCACACCCAGCGCGGCGGACACACCCACCACTGCGGTGGTGACCTTCCCCAGGGCGTACAGCGCGACGCCCACGGTGTTCGTGACACCGGTCAGCAGCGTACCTGAGAGAATAAGCGTAGCCATCCAGCGCAGTGAGAGCGTCGTGGGTGACCCTAATGCGAAGGTGGCCGTCACGCTGACCCGGTCAGGCGCTATCACTGCGACCGGTATAAACTGGCTGGCCATAGGGCCGAGTTAAGGAGGTAAAAATATATGAGCATCATAAAAGCAAGCTGCACGGACCAGACCCTGCGGCTGACTAATACGCCGGTCATAGCCTCCGGCGGCGTAAATGAGAATTTTATAACCTTTGAATTTTGCAGCCAGTGGGACGGATACGCTAAGACTGCGGTATTCTACAATGACCGCAGCGTCAGCTACCAGGTGCTGGACCTGCAGGACACCTGTGTGGTCCCTGCTGCTGCGCTGTCCGAGAAGGGCGCCCTGCATATATCCGTCTTTGGCTTCAACGCTGAGGGCGTCATCCGCACCTCTGAGGTGCTTCGCTATGAAGTGGTAGAGGGTGCTGTGGTAGCCATTCCCGAGCCCGAGGCCAGCGTATACGAGCAGATAATGGCCCAGTACGCTGAGGCCATGGCCATGCTGAAAGACGCCGCGGTCATCACTGCGGTAAAGTACGACGTGGCCCAGGAGTTGACCGACGCTCAGAAGCGCACAGCCCGCGAGAACATCGCCGCCGGCACCGGTACGGTCAAGACCGTGGACGGCGCGACCGCCGACTCCGAGGGCGCGGTGAGCCTCAATGCTGTGAAGTATTCCGAGCAGGAGCTGACCTCTGCGCAGAAGGCCCAGGTAAGGGCCAACATCGGCGCGGGCACCGGCGCCGGCACCGTCAAGAAGGTGGACGACGCCACCCCTGACGGCAGCGGAGCCGTAAAGCTGGACGCTGTCAAGTATTCTGCTCAGACCCTCACCGAGGAGCAGCAGAAGCAGGCCAGGACTAACCTGGGCATAAGCGACGCGGCCGCGGTGCTGTACGGCACCGAGGACCCCGCAGCCTACTGCGCGACTAATGGCATCACACCCACAGCGGGCACACTGTACTTTAAATTGACCACATAAGGAGGCGGGCCTATGCGGGTACCATATTCCGGCACGATGTACGTCGGCGGTGATGAGTATAGCTCCACTGCCGGCGGTTATCAGATAGGCGGCGACGACTACGCCGACGCTAATGCGACCTGTACGCTGCCCAGTAAATACGAGTTATACGAGGACTGCAGCATAAACTGTGTGTGCTATTCCGCGACGGCCCCTTCGAGCTGGCTGTCCGATTGGAGCTGTTACGTTGAGTTATACGTCAACGGCTCCCAGTTTGGCGATTATGTAACGGTCGACCGGTCCTGGTTTAGTGATGGCAGCGGCAGCAGCAGCCGTGAATTTTCGATAGACCTGGCCGAGTTCGGCGGTATGTGGGACGCGGCCGAGTTCGAGGGCGGCGACAGCATAGAGATACGGTTTGTAGGCCGGGACAGCGGTCACGTTAATAGCTCCGGCCAGTGCGTGTACGTGAAGTCGGCATCCTTCTACTCCGCCTATGCTACCGAGCTTGAGTACACCCTGACATACTCAGCCAACGGTGGCAGCTACGCGCCCATGGGCAGGTCCGACACACCGGACAGCAGCGGATACGTGACCTTTACCGTGACAACCGCCCAGGCCATGTATACAGGCTATACTTTCCAGGGCTGGGCCACATCGCCCACTGGCGGCGTAGCCTACACGGCGGGCGACACGATCCAGACGAATAAGGACGTCACCCTGTACGCCGTATGGAAGCAGAACACCTACAAGCTGTCATACGACGACAACGGCGCGGACAGCGGCGCGGCTCCCACGGACAGCACCGAGTATACCAGCGGCTCCGCGGCCACCGTCGCGGGGAACACCGGGAGCATGGCCCTGGAGGGCCACGTATTCGCCGGATGGAACACAGCGGCCGACGGCACCGGCACCACCTACGCGCCAGGCGATAGCCTGACCATCACCAAGTCCACGACCCTGTACGCCGTATGGGTGCTGGATGAGCAGGTATACATTTACACCGGCACCGCCTGGCAGAAGGGCGAGCCGGAGATATTCAACGGCACGGCGTGGCAGAGCGGCGAGCTGGCTCTGTACGCCAACAATAACTGGAATTCATAGGAGAGGAGGGGCGGGCTATGTTTAGAGGTACCACGCCCACGCTGGTGTTTACGCTGCCCTTCGAGGCCAGCATATTCACCGACGCCTACGTCACACTGGCCCAGGATGGCAAGACTGTCCTGGAGAAGGAGCTCTGTCACTGCTCTGTAGAGGGTAACACCCTGAGCGTGACGCTGAGCCAGGAGGAGACGCTGCTGCTCCAGTGCCGGTGCAGAGTAGACATACAGATAAGAGGCAAGCTGGCCGACGGGACCACGCTGGCCTCGCACACCATCTCCACCACGGTCCACCGCATCCTTAAGGAAGGGGTGATCTGATGGCTGAGGTGCTTTTCAATAATCCCCGGATTAACTTTAAGGTGACCATGGGAGAGGTCCACAAGGTGACGGAGTACATCGGCGGGGAAATCTACACCGGCGAGTACACCGTCCGCCCTGAGGTGGACCAGCAGACGCTGCCCACCGCCACCAAGCTGATGAGGGACGACCTCACAGTGCTGGCCATCCCCCGCCATGAGGTGGACAACGACGCGGGCGGGCAGACTTGCATCATAGGAGGGACTGAGCTTTATGCCACGGAGTAAAATCATATACGGCGATGAGGTGCTCATCGACCTGACCGGCGACACCGTAACGGCCAACGCATTAGCCAAGGGGATAACCGCGCATGATAAAGCTGGTAATCTCGTTACTGGAACCGCCGAAGCGACCGTAACCAATGGCGTTTTATCCATACCGTTCGGATCGGTAAGCGGTAACACTTTGGAGGTGTGATATGGCTACAGTAAATAAAGTTAACGTGGGCGGCACCGTCTATGACATAGAGGCAGCTATCGTCACAGCAACCGCCTTTCCTTCAAGTGGTACAGCATTAACCGCCAATACCATATACAACGTATCGGCGGCGGTTGGTACTTACTCATTTAAAGCACCTACAAGCGGATGGGCGCACGGTAAGTTTACCACGGGTTCAAGTGCATCTGTATCTTTTAGCGGAACATTCTTAGGGGCAGCCCCTTCCATTGAGAAATCAAAAACTTATGAATTTGATGTGCTTAATGGTGTATGGGCTGTTCAAGAGGTGGTGAGTGCATGATACCTTTTTCTTATGTTTTAAGGCGTAGGATGATGCGGGTAATCGAAACCGCCCGACTACCTAAAGAGTATCAGGAAGTTGAGTATATACAAAGCAGCGGTACGCAATATATCAATACTGGGGTAGCCTATTCTCCAAACAACTATAACAAGATAAAAGTACAGTTTGACGCTAAATTTGCAAATAAATCTGGCGCATATGAGGTAAACGGCACTGGTTCCTCAAGTCAAAACAACTTTTACGTTGGTAACTATAATGGGAAGTTGGTTTACGGTAACGGCAGAGGGGATGTTACAACAACCTATTCGGCAACTGCGCGCGCTGTCTTTGCTATTGATACCCTAAATAAGGTTGTAACGCAAGACGGTTCTACAAGGGCAACGTTTACCCCGAACTCGCCAACTTCAGCACTTAATCTCTTTTTGTTTGGATACAACAAGTTTAACAGTGCCGCAACGTGCCACGGAGAAACATTGTATTCTTGCCAAATATATGAAAGCAATGTGCTTATCCGTGACTTTGTTCCTTGCTATCGCAAGGCTGATGGTGCAGTTGGTTTGTATGACCTTGTAAATGGTGCATTTTATACCAACGCAGGAAGCGGCACGTTTGCAAAAGGCGCAGATGTAGGCGGTACGGTTGCCCCGCCCGTGACCCCGCCGAGCGGTGATGTATCTTTCACTTATACGGGTACTTTTACAGATAATCGAGTTGACGGTAAAGGTAAAGTAAGGCTTACCACATCAGGCGTACTTAATGTAACGGGTGGCTCTATAACCATATCCGTAACCGTTGTCGGTGCGGGAGGTGGTGCCGCACAATACGGGACTTCTGGCATTAGGGGCATGAGCGGCGGTGGCGGTGGTGGCAATCAAACCATAACCGTGACTTTAAATTCGGGCACTTATGAAATAATCATAGGCGTTGGCGGAACCCCCTTTACTGGTCAAGATTATGCTGGCGGTAACAAGGGCGGCGATACAACGGCATTTGGAACGACTTCCACAGGCGGTGAGGGCGGTCATGTTGGCGCAATGAGTTCTGCAAATTACGGCGGTACAGGCGGTACACCGAGTGGAGGTAACGGCAATACAGCCGTAAGTTCGTCGGGAAATGCTTCTGGCGGCTCTCCTAACGGTGGCTCCGTAGTCAACGGCGTTGCCCAGCCCGGCGGCGATGGCTATGTCGAACTCACATTTCCATAGAAAGGATAAACGCTTATGACAATTAACAGAAATTATGGGTTGCTTATAAACGGCTATCCTCAATATTTTCGCTTTCCTATACAGATAGCCCGCAACATAACCATAAACGGCGTAGTTCATCCCGCTGGCTTATGGTTGTCAACGGACGATGAAGCGGCAATACTGGAATTGGGATATAAACCTATAATCCGTACCGAAGCCCCTGTAAAAGAGGGATACTACTACACCGAAAAATGGACGGATCCAGGGGCGGCAATTGTGCAGGAATGGGAAGAACACGAACAGCCCAGCGAGGCAACCGAAGCGGATTATATCCAATCCCTTGAAGAACTGGGGGTAACGTTCGATGAATAAGGACACATTAAACGCCGCCGTGGAGGCTTGCAAGGCCGAAACACGGGACGCATTGCAGCTTGTCTATGACAGCCTTAACAGCGGACAGAAAAGCAAGCTGCTCAAAAACGAAGCCGTGGCCGCTTTATTCGAGCGGTACGGGGTGGAAGTTTAAAAGGGGCCATTTGGCCCTTTTTTAATATCAAAAAACCATAAGGAGGTAAAACGGTATGGCACGTAACAAGATAGTGTACGGCAGTGAGGTGCTCATCGACCTTACTGCCGATACCGTCACCAAGGAGAAGCTGCTCAAGGGCGCAACTGCCCACGACAAGAGCGGCGAAGTCATCACCGGCACCTGCGAGTATGACGTCAACTCTCAGGACGCCACCGTGGCCGAGGCTGAGATGCTGGAGGGCAAGACCGGCTATGCTCGCGGCACCAAGCTGACCGGCTCCATGCCCAACAAGGGCGCGGTCACTCTGGAAATCAGCGAGAAGGCCCAGGAGGTCACTGTGCCTCTGGGCTTCCACGACGGCGCTGGCAAGGCCAAGATAGCAGCAACCGAGCTGGCCAAGCTCATCCCCGCGAATATCCGCGAGGGCGTCACTGTCCTGGGCGTGGAGGGCTCCATGAGCGGCTCTGAGGGTATGGCCCCTCAGGCTAAGAGCGTGACCCCTTCCAAGACTCAGCAGGTCGTTCTGCCTGACGACGGCTATAACTGCCTGAGCCAGGTCACCGTGGCGGCGATCCCCTACACCGAGACAGAGAACTCTGCAGGCGGCATGACTGTCACCATCGCAGGCGTATAAACCGAGGAGTCCATGAGGGCTCCTTTTCCTATTTAATACCGGCCACACTGGCCAGAAAGGCATCACATGAAGAAGTTTCTCACTTTGACCCTCGTCCTGCTGCTGGTATGCAGCCTGAGCACCGCCTACGCCTTCACCTGGAAGGACACCGAGGCCGCCGAGTGCACCGAGTACCTGGTGCGCATCACCAAGTACGCCAAGGCCGACGCCGACCTGGGCACTGCCTACACCGCAGCCCCCGGCGCCTCTGCCAAGATAGGCGACACCGTTTATTTTGACATCACCGCCACCGACGTGGCTGGCGAAGCTGTAGAGGCAGTCGTGGAGGTGCATCACCTGAGCGATGTGCAGCCCCTGGGCAAGATATACAGCGCCAAGGTCGTGGGCCCTCAGCCCTGGATAAAGGCCAGCATCACCGAGCAGTCCAATATCGCGGAGCTGACCTACAAGGGCGAGCCCATCCAGGTCAACGGCTCCAGCGTCACCATAGGCGACCTGGTGTTTACCCGCGACGCGAAGGGCGTGGTCACTGATGTGGGTTCTAATCTTAATACTGCAGAGATGCTCAAGGAGCTGGCAGCTCTGGGCATCGACATCCAGGAGCTGTACGATGGCAAGCTCTGCATGACTGACGACATAATTATCGCTAACTTCGGCAAGGTATGCGAGACCAGCGACACCGCCGCCTGGTACGTAGCCGCGGAGGATGACCCTGTGCTGGGTATCCCCAAGACCGGCGACGCCAGCCAGGTGATCGCCCCCATGATAATCCTGGCCGGTGGTGTGGCTCTCTGCCTGCCTCGTCGTAGAAGATAACCTTTAAAGGAGGTCCATCTCATGGATCATGTACTGGACTTTGTAAAGTGGGGTTTGACCCACGTTAAAAAGGATAGCGTCCCTGAGGGCGCTATCCTGCCCATCGACGTCTCACTCGTAGGCTCTGCCGGTGAGTGGGAGTACCTGCTGGGCAGCACCGGCTACACAGCCACCCAGAAGCTGCTGGACCGGAACTATAAGAAGTACTACAAGAAGAACTGGACCCGCGCAGAGTTCGACCGCGCCACCGCTGGCTGGGTAAAGCGGAAGCAGATCGTTTGCGACTGCCAGGGCGTGGAGGACTACTACTCCAAGAGCGACACCAACGCCGACAGCAATTATAGGAAGTACTGCACCGATAAGGGCCTCTGCTCTGCCATCGACCGCCCCTATGTAATAGGCGAGGCAGTGTTCAACGGCAGCAGCTCCGACAAGTCTCATATCGGCTGGGTGTGCGGCTTCATGCCTGACGGTGACGTCCTGGTCATGGAGGAGCGCGGCCTCTCTTATGGCTTCGTTATCACTCGCATGAGTAAGCGAGCCTGGAAATACCGCGGCCTGATGACTAAGCGTTATAAGTACAGCGGCGCGGACAGTCAGCCCAAGACCGAGGCCACCGGCTTCGTATTCTCCCGCCTGCTCAAGTATGGCTGCAAGGGCGACGACGTCAAGGAGCTCAAGAAGGCTCTCAAGGCGAAGGGCTACGGCGGGCTCAACTTGACAAACGGCAACTTCTACGGCAGCACCCGCTCCGTGGTTAAGGCCTTCCAGCGTGACAACGGTCTGAGCGTGGACGGCGTGGCCGGTCCTAAGACATACGCCGCACTTGATGTCAAGTATAAAGTTTAGTTAGGGGGTGGGCGCAATGGCTAATTTCATGAGCGGTGCCGCTGGTGCCGCCCTGGTCGGTGGTGTGTTCGGACTCATCACCTGGGCGCTCAACCACAGAGCGGCCAAGAAGGACAAGTCCGCCGAGAAAACAGACAACCTGACCTGCGGCACCAGGATGCTGCTCTACATCGTTATTAAAGACCGCGCCCGCCATTACATCCACGAGGGCTCCATCACCCCGGAGGACCTGGAGGATATTCTGGCGATGCACGTCATCTATCACGACAAGCTGGGAGGTAATGGCTTCCTGGATAGCGTCATCAAACAGGTGAGGCAACTACCTATAAGAGACTAAAGGAAAGGAGGGTATAACATGAAGAACTGGTTTATCGCCGCCGGCATCCGTGCTCTGCGTACCATGGCCCAGACCGCTGTGGCCACCATCGGCACCTCTGCTCTGCTGTCTGAGGTCGACTGGCTGATGGTAGCCTCTGCATCCGTTCTGGCTGCTGTGCTGTCTCTGCTGACCAGCCTGGCCACCGGCCTGCCCGAAGTGGAGGAGTAAACGACATACAGAAAAGGCACCCATCTGGGTGCCTTCTTTTTTTGTTTTAATATACTACCGGTGGAGGCGGTAGAGGGTCCTCCTTCTTCTCATCCTTTAGCCTGTCCCGCATATAATTATACTCGTCCTTATCTATGCAACCTTCGATATATAGCAGTTTTAATAGTTGAATTTTCTTTTCTCTTGAGCTCATTTATACCAGTCCTTTTCAGTTTATTATTTCATTGTTATCATGGGTGCGCTATTGAACTGGCGCACCCATGATAACAATTAAGGATAAAAAATTGCCCGAGCCATGTGGGGCAAGGGTTACACCCTCAGATGCACATCCAGCTCCATCGGCTCAGGATCACCCCATCGTCTATTCCCGCTTCCTTTTTTCTTCCGATTATACTCAATACCGTCAATACACTGCTTTAAAAGCATATTCTTCTCCAGTGCCGGGGCGTCTGGGTTTTGAAGTGCCTCCAAGGCATCGGAAAACATGACGCGCTTTTTCTCATAGTTTACTGGTTCGGGCAGTGTATCTCGCATGGTGCACAGGGCCTGCTGCACTTCGGCCTTCTCCTCTAATACCTTCGCATTTAACTGGTCAAAAATGTGCTTCGGCATACCCTCTTTGGTGTACTTGTCCCACTGTGCTACTTCCAGCTTGTTCAAGTCCTCCAGCCGTTTCTCCTGTTGAGCAATGAGCTGGCGATGCAATTCGACCTGGTCAGTCGTGCCGCATTCAATCTGCAGCTCACATTCCGCGATGACTCCACGGAGCACCTTCGCAATTTCGTGCTCCATCTCAGAGACTAAGCAAGACGCCGTGCCGCACTCCGACTGGTTTGTACAGAGCAACCGTGCTGGCGCTCGTTCTACGCCCTTGTTCTTATACGTTCTCATGCTCATACAGTACCCACATTGACAGGTGACAAGCCCAGCAAAAGGATTAATACACTTTGCTTTATCCTTTACCGGTGGAATTTTATCGCGTATTTCCTGCACAGCGTCCCAGAGTTCCTGGTCAATGATGGCCGGATGCTTGCCGGGGAATACCAGATAATCCTGCTGTAAAGGGCGGCTAAGAATCACCTCCCCATCTTCGATGGTCCGTGTATTCTTGCGCTTATTCCACACTGTTTTACCAAGATAGTGCTCGTTGGTCCGCATCTTTTTTAGACTTTCGGCCACCCACTTGTTACCTCTCTGAGTTTTTAACCCCATTGCGTTCAGCTTCTTTGCTATAGTGTGAGAGCCGAAGCCGTCGCGGTACATCTCGAATATCATCTTAACGACTCGTGCTTCTTCCGGGATAGGCTCCAAGCTGTAGCAGTCGTTTTTCCCTTCTTTATAATGCACCTTTTTATATCCATAGGGCGGCTTCGTACCCAGATAATTGCCGTTCTGGACGGACCGCAGGCGGCCGTTCCGCTGTATGCGTTTATAGTATTCAAGGTATTCATTACCGCGCATCAGCTCCCGCTCAAAGAGCTCACGGTCCCTATCATCCCGCAGATCATAATTGTACTGCATCGTGATGACGATGGTGTTACTATAACGAAGCAACTCGACCAGATGACCGATGTCCTTCAAACTACCGCGGCTGAGACGCTGCGGCTCGACGCACAAGATAGCCTTAATCTTTGGCGACTCAACGCGACGGAGGACTCGCAGGAACTCCGGCCGGCTGTCGATGGTCTCACCGGACACGACCTCACGGTATTTGTTTTCTGCCGGGACTCCACCCATCCCCGGAAGGTTCCGGTCCATCCAGTCATCGAGCATCTGCTCATGTTTGGCCAGAGTCTCCTCCACGGTGAGCAGCGGATCGTCCGACTGCGACTTCCTCAGGTAAGCCAGTATTTCTTCTGGTGTTAAGCCTGGCGGTAATTGCCACATAAAAAAATCTCCCCTTTTGTCGAAAAATTTCGTATTTTTTCTATTATATTGCAGGTTTGAAAATTATTTGTTATTCTAATACAGCGAACAGAAGTTCTAAAAATGGAGGCCTGCTATGACAATAGTCGACCAACTAAAAGACCTAATAAACGAACAAGTCCAGCGCTGCGAGGATGCAGACCTGCTCGACTTAATCCTTAAGCTACTTATCAGCGAGGGCTGATATAACTGGCTTGAGGCTGGCCCGCTTGTCTGCGGGTACACTTTTTAAAGATAAAACTAAATCAAGAAAATCCGGATTATTCCGCAATTCTACTATGACGCCGACTATGGCGTCATTTTTTTTACTCGTTTCCTCATCGACCCATCCCATCAATGCGCCGGGGGTGGTTCCAAGGGCCTCAGCAAACTGTTTTATTTTTGACTGCGGCAGGTCAATGAGACCTTTTTCGATTCTTGCGATAGAGGACCGGTCAGTATAGCCTGTCCGCTTCGCCAGTTCCTCCTGGGTCATCTTCGCCGCCTTGCGATATTTTTTAATGTTCTCATACAGTTTTAACACTTGCTCACCTCCTTGTTTCCTTAATATAACACTATTGTGATTCATAATCAAGTTTTTTGATAAAAACCATTGACAAAAAAAATTATATTAATATAATAAAAAATGTGAGTGACAATCACAAAAAATTTGGGAGGTGACTTATGACCAACGTAGCACTGTTACAACAGAAGATTGACGAGTCCGGGCTGAGCCCGGTAGCACTGGCGGCGGCGTGGGGTGTATCCCTGCCTACCTACTATAAATTGAAAGCAGGGGAAAGTGAGTTTACCGCATCAATTATAGTCGCCGCGACCCTGATACTTGGGCTGACCCGTGACGAGAGGGATGATATTTTTTTAAGCTAAAACGTGATTTTAAATCACGGAAAGGAGGCCGGCATGAAGTTCCCGCGGACTGTATACGCCATTCAGTGCGGATCGAACGGGAAGATGTACATCGGCAGCACTACGAACTGGAAGCGCCGAAGGAGCCAACACCTCTACCTACTAAGAAGGGGCGAGCATCCTGTGGAGGACCTGCAAAAGGATTTTTCCGAGAATCCGGAAACCTTTACTTTTTCAGTACTCAACATCGTTATGAACCGAGAGTCACCGGGCTCAGAGTTCGCGTACCAATTAAGGTATAAAACACTTTTTAGGTCCTGCGGCTACAACTACAAAGACCCATCGGCAAGATGGTCCACGAGCAGGCACAAACCTCCGGAGTTGTGCTGGGTACCCGCAAAGTAGAGGAGGACACCGTGGAAAACATCATCAGAGTACATAGGCCGGAGCTGACCGACGAGGAGCGTGCCCGGCGAATGGATCAGATTAAGTTGGCAGCGGCCAGGCTGGTCGCCGCTACTAATAGAAAGGAGCAGAAACAATGAGCAACACCATCACCATCGAACTGAGCGCAGCCGACCGCAAGACGCTGGACGACATCATCGTCATGCTGAGCGGAATTTATAGCCGCCTGGGCGGCCAGGCTGAGCCCGTGACAGCGCTGACCGAGGCAGTCGAGGAAACTATCACCCCCGCAGCCGAAGCGCCCACAGAGGCGGACACGGCGCCCCAGGAGGACAAGAAGGAGCCCGCCGTCACCCATGAGGACATCCGCAGCGCCTATATGAGGCTGTCCACCTCAGGCAAGAAGGAAGCCGCCCAGAAGGCCATTAAGGCGCTGGACGTCGTGAAAATATCCGACATACCTGTGGATAAGCTGGCCGACGCGCTGGCCTCGCTGACCGCGCTGGAGGGCTAAGGCTATGGTATCTAAACCGACTAATAAGCGCCGCAAGCTGGTATACATCGCCGGACCCATCACCGGAGTGGCGAAGTACTGGGAGCCCTTCGAGGAGATGGCCGAGGAGGTCCGGGCGGCTGGGTACATTCCCCTGATACCCACCTGGCAGCCTGAGGGTCTGAGCAACGCCCAGTATATGCGGATGTGCCTGGCCATGCTGGACGCCGCGGACGCGGTGCTGCTGCTCCCCGGATGGCGTGACAGTATAGGCGCTACCATCGAGGCCACCTACGCCGCGTATGTGGAGAAGCCCACCGCTGAGAGCATCGAGAAGTTAAAGGAGGTACTGAGCTAATGAGCACCATAGTACAAATTACCCTGATAATATGCACCACATTGGTGGTGCTCTGCTGGATGGCCGGAGGCGGCGGGCATGATGAGTAATCACAGCACCAGAGACCACGCGCTACTGAGCGCGTCCAGCGCCCACCGCTGGCTGGCTTGCCCACCCTCCGCCGTGGCCGCTGAGGCCTATCCCGCGCAGGATACCGACTTCACCCGCGAAGGCACCCTGGCCCATGAGGTGGCGGAGCAGATAGCCCACGGCGGGACGGCAGTAGATGCGCTGATCCGCAACCCGGTGCGTTTTAGCGAGACCACCGAGGCGATGATGAATCATGAAATCACCCGGGAGATGGTCGAGTGCGCGGAAGGCTACGCCGACTACCTCCAGGAGCTGACCAAGAGCGACGACGCCGTCATCCTGCTGGAGCAGCGGGTGGACTTCTCCCCCTGGGTGCCTGACGGCTTCGGCACCTGCGACTGCATCATCATCCAAGGCGAGATGCTGACCATCATCGACTATAAGTACGGCCAGGGCGTGCCCGTCAGTGCGGTGGGCAACCCCCAGATGAAGCTCTACGCTCTGGGCGCGCTGAACGACTACGGCATCGCCTACGACGTGACCAAGGTCGAGATGCACATATATCAGCCCCGGCTGAATAACATCAGCGTGGATCGCATCACGGTGGACGAGCTGCTCACCTGGGCAGAGAGCACCGTCAAGCCTATAGCCGCCAAGGCCGCCAAGGGCGAGGGCGAATACGCTGCCGGAGAGCACTGCCGCTTTTGCCCTCATGCTGGCAAGTGTAGGGAACTGACCAGGACATGCACCGAGTACGTCGAGACCCACAGCCTCCGCGTGGCGCTGCCTGTACTGGCGCCCCATGAAGTGGCCGAGGTGCTGCGGATGGAGCCCCTCATCACCTTATGGCTCAAGCGCGTGAAGGACCAGGCGCTGACCACTCTGCTGGAGGGCGGCGAGGTGCCCGGCTTCAAATGTGTGGAAGGTCGTAGCTCCCGAGGTTGGGTGGATGAGCTGCGCGTGGCGGAACGCCTGAGAGCCGCAGAGTACAGCACTGAGGAATTCACCAAGACTGAACTGCTGAGCCCGGCGGCTATGGAGAAAGCAATCGGTAAGCGCAAGGTGGCGGAGCTGCTGACCGACCACATCGACCGCAGCCCCGGAGCGCCCACAGTCGTGCCGGAGACGGACAAGCGGCCCGTATATGACCGAGTGGCCGAAGCGATAAAGGACTTTAAGGAGTAAAAATATGAAGCATTATCTCATCCGTAAATTTTCCATAGCCTGGTGGACCGTGCAGCTGTTTAAGTGCGCAGCGGCAACGGCCGGTATCATCCTGCTGACTATGGACTATTACATTCACTAACTTCACTAACTAAAAGAAAAGGAGACAAACATCATGGCAACTAAAGTCGTAACCGGAAAAGTACGTTTCTCATTCTGCAATATCTTCGAGCCTAAGGCACCCCAGGGCGGAGGCGAGCCCAAGTACAGCGTCACCCTGCTGATCCCCAAGAGCGACACCGCGACCATGGGCAAGATACAGGCCGCAATGGCTGAGGCCCGCGAGAACTTCTGCAAGCGCAACGGCGTCAACGCTCTGCCCCCTAAGCCCAACAATACTCTGCACGACGGCGACGGCATGAGGGACAGCGGCGAGCCCTACGGCCCCGAGTGCAAGGGCTGCTACGTCATCACCGTAAGCAGCAAGCAGAAGCCTGTCATCGTGGACGCCGCGGGTAACGCCATCCTCGACCCCGGCGAAGTATACAGCGGTGCCTATGGCCGCGCGTCCATCAACTTCTACGGCTACAACAGCAACGGCAAGAAGGGCATCAGCGCCGGCCTGCTGGCCATCCAGAAGCTGCACGACGGTGAACCCTTCGGCACTGTAGGCAGTGCGGACGACTTCAACGACGGCTACCTGGCAGGTGGCGACGATGACAGCTTCATGGGATAAGGAGGAGTGGCGCGGCATCCCAGGATATGAGGGCAAGTATCAAGCCAGCAGCCTGGGACGCATCCGCAGCGTCGACCACTATGTAACACGACTGGTAAAGGGGCGGGTGCTCCGCCCCCGCATCAGAAAAGAGGGGTACCCGATTGTCACAATATCAGGAGCCGGACCGAAGGACGTGCACTCGCTGGTCGCCCTCGCCTTCCACGGACCGAGAGGAGAAGGACAGCAGGTGCGTCATCTCGACGGAGACAAGCAGAACGCCAAGGCCGAAAATCTGGCATATGGCACGCAGGCAGACAACGAGCGGGACAAATTCCGGTACGGCAACAAGTCCCGAAAACTGACCACCGCCGAAGTGAAGGAAATCCGGAAACTGACGACTGAGGGCTCGTTGACCTATTCTGCAATCGCTCGACGCTACCACGTAACAGAAACAACCGTCAGGCACATAGTGAAAGGGGAGACATTCGCATGGCTGAAAAACGCCGACTAATGATTGACCTCGAGACTTTCAGCAGTGTGGACATCAGCAAGGCCGGCGCGTTTAAGTACGTCGAGAGTGAGGACTTCGAGATATTACTGCTGGCCTATGCCTGGGACGACGGCCCGGTGCAGGTGCTGGACATGACGGAACTGGTCGACAGCCCCGAGGTTATGGCGCGCTGTTGGCAGGGTCGGGACATCATGAGAGCCATCCTCCACCCCAGCGTCGTCAAGGTCGCACATAACTCCGCCTTCGAGCGGGCCTGCCTGAGCAAGTACCTGGGGGCTGAGCTGCCCGCTGAGGAGTGGGAGGACACCATGATAATGGCCGCGATGAACGGCCTGCCCATGAGCCTGGACGCTGCCGGTGCTGCGCTGCAGCTGCGGGATCAGAAGATAAAAGAGGGCACGACGCTCATCAACTACTTCTGCAAACCCTGCAGGCCGACCATCGCCAACGGCGGCCGCACCCGCAACCTCCCGGAGCACGCCCCTGACAAGTGGGAGCGCTTCAAGGAGTACTGCCGCAGGGACGTCGAGGTGGAGCAGGCCATATACTACCGCCTGCGCTCCTTCCCGGTCCCTGACTGGGAGCGGAAGGTCTGGGCACTGGATAGCCGCATCAATGAGCGCGGCGTACTGGTGGACACCGACCTGGCCCAGGCAGCCATCGACGTGGACGAGGAATTCCGCGCGGAGCATATCGAGGAGATGCGGAAGCTGACCGGGCTGGATAACCCTAACAGCGTCGCGCAGCTCAAGGACTGGCTGGCCATCGCTGGCATTGATTGTGAGAGTCTGAACAAGGCAACGGTGGCGGACCTCAAGGGCTCCGTCACCGACCCCACCACCCGCCGAGTCCTGGAGCTGAGGCAGCTGCTGGGCAAAACAAGCACCAAGAAGTACCAAGCCATGACAGCCGCCGCCTGCGACGACCTCCGCGTCCGTGGCATCCTGCAATACTACGGCGCCGGCCGGACCGGCCGCTGGGCGGGGCGACTCTTACAAGTACAGAACCTCCCACAGAACCATCTGGACGACATCGCCGTGGTGCGGGAGCTGGTAAGGCAGCGCGACCTGGAGACCCTGGAGCTGTGCTTCGACAGCGTGCCGGACGTACTCAGCCAACTTATCCGCACGGCCCTCATCGCCAAGCCTGGCCACACCTTCCTGGTAGCGGACTACTCAGCCATAGAGGCGCGAGTCATTGCCTACCTGGCCGGAGAGCAGTGGCGGATGGACGTATTCGCCCAAGGCGGCGATATATACTGCAGCTCAGCCTCTCAAATGTTCAAGGTGCCGGTCGTCAAGCATGGCGTCAACGGCCACCTGAGACAGAAGGGCAAGATCGCGGAGCTGGCCTGCGGATACGGCGGCGGCGTCGGTGCGCTGAAAGCCTTCGGCGCGGATAGGCTGGGTCTCACCGAGGAGGAGATGCAGGACATCGTCACCCAGTGGCGCCTGGCCTCCCCCACCATTCCGAAGTTCTGGAGCGCCGCAGAGAACGCAGCCAAGAGAGCACTGGAAAACCCCGGCCGGACGTTCACGCTACCCTGTGGCGTCAAATACCTAAGAGACGCCGACGCCCTGCGGTGTAGGCTTCCGAGCGGCCGCATCCTCTCATACTGGGATGCTCGCGTCGAGGACTACAAGGACAGACCCTCCGTGGTGTTCATGGGACAGAACCAGACCACCAGGAAGTGGGAAAAAACCGAGACCTGGGGCGGCAAGCTGGTGGAGAACATCGTGCAAGCCTTCGCTCGTGACTGCCTGGCCGTGGCGCTGCTGAGGCTGGACGAGGCTGGCTATAACATCGTATTCCACGTCCACGACGAAATCATCGCGGAGGCGCCGGAGGGCAGCCGCTGGCAGGATATGGCCGACATAATGGGCCTACCAATAGACTGGGCGCCTGGTCTGCTGCTCCGTGGTGACGGCTACGAGACAAAATTCTACATGAAGGATTGACGAATATGGACATCGACAATAGCAAGCGAATTGTATTGGACCTGTGCGGCGGGTCCGGGAGCTGGTCACGGCCCTTTAAAGAGGCCGGCTACGACGTGCGGGTGATAACCCTCCCCGACTATGACGTATGCACCTATCAGCCCCCCGAAAACGTATGGGGCATCTTAGCAGCGCCGCCCTGCACGGAGTTCTCCGTGCTGAATTGCAAGGCCGAAGCAAGAGAAAGAAACCCTGAGGAGGGCATGGTCGTCGTCAATGCCTGCCTGCGGATAATTAAACAGTGCAACCCGGTCTGGTGGGCGCTGGAGAACCCCAGGGGATACCTGCGCGAGTACCTGGGCCCGCCCGCGCTTACCTTTCAGCCGTGGCAGTATGGCGACCCGTGGACGAAGTGCACAGACATCTGGGGCAGTTTTTCAATACCACCGAAACTGTATAAACGGTGGGAGGACGTCCCGAACAAGCTCCCGCTGTACACCCGCCCAGGGCGAGGAAAGCCGAACTTCGCATACTTGCATAAATCAGCGCAGAAAGACATCCCGCAGCTGGCCTTCGCTTCACCTGAAAACGACGCGGCGTTCAGGGCCATCACCCCGCCCGGCTTCGCCTACGCTTTCTACGAAGCTAACAAGTATAACGGGGCCTCCGCTTGGATGGACTAACTAAATACATAAAGGAGGGGCGAAAATTGCCAATCAAATACGACAAGGCGCTGGACGTCGCCCTGGGAAATTCGAGGAAAACAAAAACATGGAGGAACCAGCCGCTGCAGTGGTCCGAGCTGCTGCACCGGCTGGAGAACACCACCCGCACACCTGAGACCGTGGCCGAGTATAAGGCCATGAGCCGCGACCGCCAGAGCGACATCAAGGACGTGGGCGGCTTCGTCGGAGGCTACTGCAACAACGGCAGCCGCTCCGACGTCCGCCATCGCTCCATCATCTGTCTGGACGCGGACTTCGCAGACGCTGAGCTGTGGGACGACTGGGAAATGCTGTACGGCAACGCCGCGGCAGTCTACTCCACCCATAAGCACACGGCGGAGAAGCCCCGCCTGCGCCTGGTGATCCCGCTGGCGCGCGATGTAAGCCCTGACGAATATCAGGCCATAGGCCGCCGGATTGCTCACACGTTGAACATTGACAAATTCGACGACAGCACCTACCAGCCGCAGCGCGTGATGTACTGGCCCAGCACCAGCCAGGACGGCGAGTACTTCTACGACTTCGTGGACGCTCCCTTCCTGGACCCCGACGAGGTCCTGGCCACATATCACAACTGGCAGGATGTGTCAAGCTGGCCTATGAGCAGCCGCGTGGCGGAGATCGCCAAGAAGGCCGCCACCAAGCAGCAGGACCCCCTGGAGAAGGGCGGCCTGGTGGGCACCTTCTGCCGGGCCTACACCATCACCGAGGCCATCGCGGAATATGTACCTACATACCAGCCCTGTGACGAGTCTGGCCGCTACACCTACACAGAGGGCAGCACGGCCGCCGGCGTGGTCATATACGATGATAAGTTCAGCTACAGCCACCACGCCACCGACCCAGCCAGCGGGCAGCTGTGCAACGCCTGGGACCTGGTAAGGCTCCACCGCTTCCATGAGCTGGACGCCAACGTCGACCCGGACACCAAGGTCAGCAGCCGGCCGAGTTATAAGGCCATGGCACAGCTGGCCGTGGAGGACGCGAAGGTCAAGGCCCAGCTGGTAGCGGACAGGATGGCCGAAGCGGCCGAGGACTTCGCGGAGCTCCCGGAGGAGACCGACTGGACGAAGAAGCTCCGGCTCACCGAGAAGGGCGGACTCGCTCAGACCATCGAGAACGTGGTCATCATCCTGACCCACGACCCGCAGCTGGCCGGGAGCCTGGCACTTAACGAGATGGAGCACAATATCGTCGCGGTGTCAAGCCTTCCCTGGAGTAAGCACAAGGGCCCACGGCAGTGGAGCGACGCCGACGACGCGGCTCTGCGCTACTACCTGGAGCGCACCTACGGCCTGACCGGTAAGGATCGCATCTTCGACGCCGTCAACGTGGTGGCACAGTCTAATGCTTTTCACCCGGTACGAGAGTACCTTGACAGCTGCACATGGGACGAAGTGCCCAGAGTGGAGACGCTGCTCATCGACTACCTGGGCGCGGAGGATACCGAGTACACCAGAGCCGTCACCCGCAAGGCGCTGGCCGCAGCGGTGGCGAGGATATACCGCCCCGGCTGCAAGTTCGACTACATGCTCACGATCCGCGGCACTCAAGGCATCGGTAAGTCCGCCCTCATCGCCAAGCTGGGCGGGAAATGGTTCAGCGATACCTTCACCACCATGCAAGGCAAGGACGCATACGAGCAGGTGCTGGGCGTCTGGCTGGTCGAAGTAGGCGAGCTGGCGGGCATGAGGAAGGCTGAGGCCGAGACCATCAAGCTGTATATAAGCAAGCAGGTCGACCGCTTCCGCCCGGCATACGGTCGCAGACTCCAGGAGTTCCCGCGGCAGTGCATCTTCATAGGCACGACCAACGAGTCACAGTTCCTCAGAGACGCTACAGGTAACCGCCGCTTCTGGGTGGTGGATACACCGGACACCCCGACCAGGGACCTGTGGGAGGAGCTGACACCCGAGACGGTGGCGCTGATATGGGCGGAGGCCGTGGAGATATACAAGGCCGGCGAGCCTCTGTACCTGCCCAGGGAGCTGGAGCGCGTGGCGCGAGAGGTCCAGGAGACTTATGAGGAGGAGAACCCCCGCGCAGGCATCGTGGCCGAATACCTCGACAGGCTACTGCCCGAGGGCTGGGAGAACCAAGACACATACACACGCCGGCAATGGCTGGAGACCGACGCGGAGGGCACCATCCGCCGCGAGACCGTCTGCACCATGGAGATATGGGCGGAGGCCCTGGGTGGCAATCCTGACCGCTTCGACCGCTACGCGGGCAAGGAGATCAGGGACATCATGAGCAAGCTGCCCGGTTGGCGGTCAAAGGGTCGAGTACAGAAAACCTTCAAGCCTTACGGGCGGCAGCGATACTTTGAAAGGACTGAGCAGAAATGAGCATAAAAAAATACCACGGCAAGTTCGTGCCGGTCTGCGACTGCTGCGGTGCGGAGCTCCAGCCTGAGTACACCTGGGACGACGCCGTCATGGCTACGCGGGAGGCCGACTGGCACTACGACTTCGCGGCCCGTGAGCACACCTGCCCGGACTGCCAGAAATTCCTGGAGGGCTTCAAACATGAAGAATAGCCAACTGGAGAAGGACATCGAGAAGGCCCTGAGGGAAATGGTGGAACAACACGGGGGCCTCTGCCTCAAGTGGGTATGCCCCGGCTGGTCTGGAGTGCCCGACCGCATCATCCTGCTGCCTGGCGCGCGGATCATATTCGCAGAGACTAAGCGGCCCAAGGGCGGCGAGTGGAGCAAGCTCCAGCAGTGGTGGGCGAAGAAACTCACCGCGCTGGGCTTCAAGCACTGGCTGATATGGAACGAGGACGACCTGGAGCGCTTCCGCCTGGCGGAGCTGGGGGAGATATGAACTTCATACCCTACCCACACCAGCAGGCTGGTATTGACTGGATCATCGAGCACCCGGCGGCGGCTCTGTTCTGGGGAATGGGAAGCGGCAAGACCGTCACCACCCTGACCGCCATCGACCAGCTGCTCTACGACTACATGGAGGACGGGCCGGTCCTGGTCATCGCCCCCAAGCGCGTGGCCGAGAACACCTGGAGCAAGGAGGCGGCCAAGTGGGAACACCTGAGCCATCTACGCGTGCGTAAAATCATGGGAACGGCCAAACAGCGTAAAGAGGCAGTGTCCCGCGTGATAACGAAACCCCACGCAAACGACATTTACGTCATCAACCGCGAAAATGTGGTCTGGCTGATAGAGCTGCTGGGCAACCGCTGGCCCTTCCCCATAGTGGTAGTGGATGAGCTGAGCAGCTTCAAGTCCGCACAGGCTAAGCGGTGGAAAGCTCTCCGGCGAGTGCGTGGACGTATTCGCCGCATCATAGGGCTAACTGGCACACCAAGGCCCAACAGCATCGAGGACCTCTGGCCTGAGGTGTACCTGCTGGACCAGGGCGAGAGACTGGGCAGGACGCTGGGAGCCTTCCGCTCCCGGTGGCTCCTCCCGGAGAAGATGAACGGCCACATAGTCTACAGCTACCGACCCAAGGACGGCGCCGAGGCCGAGGTATACGACCGGCTGAGCGATATCTGCATGAGCATCCGCAAGGAGGACGTGCTGCAGCTCCCTGGCCAGATATACGAGGACGTGGTGCTGGACCCCTCCCCTGCCCTGCTCAAGAAGTACAAGCAATTCGAGCGGGACAAGGTGCTGGAGTGCCTGGACGCGGACGGCGAAATCGTCGCCGGTACCCAGGCGGCGCTGACCAACAAGCTGCTGCAGTTTGCCAATGGTGCCATATACGACCTGGACGGCGGAGTGCATCATCTCCACGACATCAAGCTGGACGCTCTGGAGGAAATGGTGGAGGCGGCCGGCGGCGACCCAGTGCTGGTGCTCTATGCATACAAGCACGACGCCGAGCGCATCCGGGAGCGCATCAAGTGCAGGGCGCTGGACACGCCGGAGGACATCGACGCGTGGAACCGGGGCGAGATACCAGTCGCCCTGGCCCACCCGGCCAGCTGCTCGCACGGCCTAAATCTTCAATATGGCGGGCACGTGACCATTTGGTTTGGCCTCACATGGAACTGGGAGTATTACGCTCAGGCCAATGAAAGGCTAAACCGTCCAGGACAGCAGCACGTCTGCCGGATATACCACCTGATCCTGAGAGGAACCCACGACGAGAGAGTGCTGGCGGCTATGAAACGCAAGGAAAACGGAAACCAGGGCGCCATTGAAGCGTTACGACTTGAGCTCATGGGGGAGATAAAACGTGGATAAATACACCGTATATAAGCACACCAGCCTGAGCGGGAAAGTGTATATAGGAATAACCAAGCAGCGGCCCGAGACCCGATGGGGGCGTGGAGCCGGCTATAAGCACAGCCCCCACTTCATGGCCGCCATAAAGAAGTACGGCTGGGAAAACATTCAGCACGAAATAGTGGCGCAAAACTTAACCCGGAGCCAGGCGGAGCAGATGGAGGTCGAATTGATTGCGAGATACAAAGCCACAGACCGCCGCTTCGGCTATAACGCTGATTATGGCGGCCGGGCGCCGGGGTCGAAGTCAAAAGAAACCCGCCGGAAGATTAGCGAAGCGGTAAGCGGAGACAAGCATCCGCTATACGGTAAAAAGCAAGACCCTGAATGGGTGGCGCGGAGGATGATAGGAACCCGTGGGCACCGGATACCACCGGAGCTGCAGGAGAAACTTATCAACGCCCGCAGCGTCCCTGTAGTCTGTACGGATACCGGGCAGAGGTATAAAAGCGCTGCGGAAGCGGGTCGCGCGCACAGTGTGTCCAATTCAAAGATAACCGCCGTTTGTCGCGGAAGGAGAAAGACTGCCGGAGGCTTCCGGTGGGAGTATGCAAAGGAGGCATAATATGAGAGAGTTCAGCAGCGGCGCCGTGAGAGACGACGCCACCGGAAAAGGACGTTATGACCTGTTACCCTGGGGCGCCATCCATGCCCTGGCACAGCACTGCGAGAGGGGTGCTCTGCATTATGGAGAGCGCAACGTGGACAAGGGTATCCCCCAGCATAGTCTCATCGACAGCGGCGTGCGACACCTGAGCCAGTACATCCAGGGCGATCCCGAGCCCTACCACCTGGTGGCGGCGCTGTGGAATATAGCCTGGGCCTGTGAGCAGGAGCTCAAGCGCAGGGAGATGCTCGACCTGCCAGAGCGGGAAGGACTCGAAGGTGGCGCGGTATGACGAGGCGCGAGCAGATAGTCGATTGTATTAATGGCATCGAAACCGGGCAGATAAAGCTGCAAGAACACATACAGGCGTATGGCATCACAGGGCATAGTGAGCTGCTGGCCTGGCTGTGCAAAGGGGTACGGCTGATATTAGAGAAGGAGCTGAAATCATGAATTGCCATGCCACACCCTGCCCTCGCTGCGGGGCCGAGCCCACCACCGAGTGGAGCTACTACTACCACTGGACTTTTCACCAAACTGCATACAGGTGCCGCTGCCCTGGCGTCCTCGACGATGGCCGTAAGTGCGGCGAGCTGGGGCCTATGGCGCCCACACCTGAGGAAGCGGCAGAAGCCTGGAACAAACAAATGGAAAAGAGGAGGACGGCCTCATGTCTTTAGATAAGCTGATACTTTTTAAGAGATACGCCCGGGAAAATAAATCCTCCGGAGCCTATGAGTACAGGCCTGGAGTGGAGCCGCCTATGTGCGGCATCTGCGGGAAGCGCATCACCGTGGCGGAGCTGACGGGCGGACAGTTCGAGGCCGTGCAAAGCCGTGGCGGATACATGACTCACTACCATACCACCTGCCTGGGAATGGAGGCTGGGAGCCATGACTAAGGAGCGGCTGAGAAGGTACCAGTCTATCAAGATAGAGAAGGAGCAGCTCCAGCTGCTGCTGGAGGATGCCCTGGCGGCTATCAACAAGGCGCCCTATGAGTCCCCGGTGCAGAAGCTGACCGGTATGCCTCAAGCCCATGCGCCTGGTGGCGAAAGTCGTCAGGAGCGGGCGGCGGACAAGCGCTCCGAAAGCAACCTCCAGAGGCTGGTGGACCTTTACGTGCGGAAGATAGACGCTCTGGCAGCTGAGCAGCTGGCCATCGAGACGGCCATCGGCAGCGTAGAGGATAGCACTCTCAGAATCTTGCTCAGGTATAAATATCTGGACGGTATGAAGTGGGAGGAGGTCTGTCTGGCGCTGGGCTACGAGTGGGCACAGACTCACCGGCTGCACGCTAAGGCCCTGGAGCTGCTGAGGGAGGTGGACGGATGAGTATATATGTATGTAATGAGTGCGGCGGAAGTTTATCCACGAACGGCGGTAATAACATGGTGCCAACCCGCGCGGGGTTTACTATTCACGTAAAATGCGCCACCTGCGGGAAGCGATTCACCATATTTACAGACACGAATATGCACGAAATAAGCCGCCGGGAAACACGGCAGAAAACGCCACGCGCGCCAAACTGGCGGCAGTATAAGACAGCCCCGGCCACCATCTGCTGGAAGTGCCAGAAAGCCTGCGGCGGCCCAAATGGCTGCTCATGGTTTAACGGCTTCAAACCTGTGCCAGGCTGGGAGGCTATCTCAAATAAGATGCAATATAACGGCATACAGAAGGGGCTAACTTCTTACACGGTTATAAAGTGCCCTGAGTTCATAGCCGACAATAGGAAAGCCGGAGCATAAAGCTCCGGCTTCTTTTATTTAATAAGTAGTTTATAAACCAAGTCCAATAATTCCACATCAGTGCAGTGGCTCAGCGCTTCGACAATGAGTTCGCGCAGCAGGGGTATTAGTGAGTCATCCATAAGGCCTCCTTCCTCCCATCCGATGGGCTTAATTTATAATAAATGGTATATTGTAATTACGGATTGAAGGCATTACTGTGATATGAATTAATAACATTGAAATTTGATTCAGCACATTTTACTGCATAATATATAAAATGTAAATAGGTTATTTTTAGAAAATTCAGAAAATAGTATTGACAACTATACTCTATTAGAGTATAATAATACTCGTAAGGCAGGGGGCAACCCCTTAAGAAAGGAAGTGAGGACAGTGGACGAGATGAACGTCACCGAGGCACTGCTCAAGGCAATCCTCGAACTCATCGAAAAGTGCGACACACTCGATGAACTCCGTGAGAGCGTAAAGCGCATCATGAACTAATAAAAAAGGGTAGCACCCCAACCACGGAACCGCTACCCAACGCCACAGAACGAGGCGAGCTGAGAGCCTTACCTCAGCCGCCTCCATTATACCAAGGTAAGGCAAAAAAATCAATGGAGGATTAAATCTATGACCCCATACGAAAAGCTCGAAATAATGCGCCAGAGTGTGGCAGAAGCGGCCGCTGAGTGCGTGGACACCGACCTGCTGGACCTGGTCTGGAAGATGATGCTGAGCGCCCAGCCTGCGCCTACACCCGATAACATCATCAGTCTGGAGGTGAGAAACAATGTACACTATAAAGGAGATAAGACAGAGCACAGGGCTGTCACAGTCGAAGTTCGCGGCAGCGTTAAATATACCCGTCAAGACCATACAAAAGTGGGAAATAGGCGGAAGTCAATGCCCCGAGTATGTGGTGGAGCTGATAGCCTACAGAGTGCAGCATGATCCTATGTTTAAGGTAAAGGAGGTGGACTGATGACGTATGTATATATGCACCTGTTCCCAAATGGGAAGGTTTACATCGGAATAGCCGACGACCCAGAGGAGCGCTGGGGCAACGGCATGGGCTACGAGAACAACCGCGCGATGTTTGCTGATATTGTACGGTATGGCTGGCAGAATATTAAGCACACCATCCTCACGGAGTGCCCCACCAGAGAGGACGCGCTGAGGACAGAGCGCGGGTACATCCTTCTGTACGATAGCGAGAACCCGGAAAAGGGGTATAACCAGACAGGGCCCGCGCGCGACTCCACGAAAAAGGAGGAAGCACGGCTATTATTCAAACAGGCCGCGAAGACGGCCGGGCTGGACCCGGACAAGATATGGCTGTCCAACTTGGGCAGCGCCTACGGCGTTACTTATGAGATGTGTACTATAGGTAGCTACAACCCAAACAAAAGAACCTTCCACTGGGGGCGCGGGCATCGTCATACAAGCTACATCGCTACGGTGTCAGAGTTATCGCTTATATTACCGGATGCTATAACAGACGTCCGGGATACTCCCCTCGATTCGTGAATCAGTGCACCAACTTTAGTATGCTAAAGTTGGTGCAATTCATTTTATGGTGCAGTAAATGGAGGGGTAAAGGGCGCTCCTTGCGCTTTAGTGCGCTAAAGTTTGGTGCAATGGTGCAGGGTTGGTGCAGCAAAAAAGCCCTATTTATCTACATTATCACCACTTCACCAATATCACCATTGTTTTTAAGAAATAGCCAGGAAAGAAGAATAATATATAATTTAATTAAAATATAGTTCTTATCTGAGGGTTTTATAGAAATATTGGTGATATTGGTGAAGTGGTGCACTATTCAAATTTTTGAAGTATTTTAGATTAAAGATGATACACAATGATATACTCAGAAGTGGTATATTGATATTGTAGAGGACCGGGCGGAAGCAGGTCCTCTTTTTCTGTGTCGGACGCTAATGGCCGGCGGGTGAGGATGGTGGGTATGTACTACAGTAAGCAGAAGCGCTTTTATAAATCAATGGCGTGGAAGCTGGCACGGCAGGCCTACATAGATTATAGAATGGCTGTGGATGGTGGGCTGTGCGAGGTATGCCATGAGGAGCCTGGCCTGATAGTCCATCATGAGATATGGCTGGATGATGAGAATTGTAATGACCCAGAGATAAGCCTCAATCCTAAGTACTTTAAATATGAGTGCCAGACTTGCCACAACAAGGAGCGCGACCCAAGGAAAGGGACACCGGGCCGTTGCACCTATGGACCGAATGGCGAGATTATAAGAAATACAAGCTATTAAGATTCCCGAGCGGACTCCCCCCATCCTGGAAAGCTAATAGGGGGTACGGGAGACCGAGGAGCGGGGTCAAATT